GCATATAAGCATATCTTACTTTATATGTACTGTTATCTTCTTTAGACGGTTTATTAGAGTACTTGATTTCAGCCATTTTAACGGATTCTTTTCCGTATTCGTATATTTCACTATGAACCATCTCCCAATCATCGCTTAAAACCTCTCCTAAGCCTTCTAATTGACCTACTAAGTCATCACCTTCATCTTCTGAGAAGTCATCTGCTTGTGATGATAGTTTTTCTCCTGTTTCTTCTTCACGTTTAATGTTAGTAGAAATGTTCTCTAATTCCGTAAATTCGATAGGTTGTAATGTAACGAAATATAAATCTTGATGAATACCATTAAAATCTAATAATTCCTTTAAACCACTTATAATTTCATCTTGTCTTGGTCTAATAATAACGTTATCCATTAACACAGATGCAGTTCTTAATTCTTCTGCGTTATTACCAAATCCTGTATTATCTTTAATACCTAATAATATTGGAGATACAATACCGTGTCCTAACATTATCTTCTCTCTTGCTTCGTCTGATAAAAATTGGTATTGTGCGTGAGCATCAGGTAAATGTATAGCTTCAATAGTTGCAGATGTTTCTTGACTGTCGTTAAACGCAATCATTGCTTTTCCTGCATTAGATGCACCACTAAACTTTCCGTTTACTTTCTGCTCTATTAAATTCTGTGTAGATTCATCAGGCACTCCATTGTTGAATTGTAAAAATAAACTTGGTGCTAAACCGTTCTGTATGTTAGAGATGTGGTATTCTGATACTTCTCCTTCTAATTCTACATACTGTAAGCATCCGTGATAAAAAGCAGGAGCATAGTAATAGAATTTTGGATTATAAGGTTTGATGATGTATATCTCATTTAACTGACTGTCAGTACCACAACCAAATGAAGGTATCGGCTTGGTCTTATCGTTCTTTTGATGTTTAGTCCAATCAGGACAGTAGTGCCAAGATTTAATTACACCGTCAATAGCTTTAGATGCTCTTAATGTAATCATTGGAAAGTGAGATACTTTTAATATCTCTGTCTTAGCCGTATTGTAAGTTACCTGTAAAGCACCTTGTCCTAAAGTATAATAATCTTTAGCTAATCTTTGTATTTGATTAGGCTTTAATAATTTCTTAAATTTAATGTAGTCTTTAGGAAATTTATCTGAGTTTAAAGATTCTAAACCTCTACCATAAATCATATCAGAGATACCATTAATACAACGTGCATTAGTAGCTGAACTCATAAACCCATCTATCAACCTATCAAAGTAATCGTTATTATCTCCAAAAGAAACATAATCCTCGTTATACTCTTCTTTTGTAATAGGTGTTTGGTAAGACGATAAATTAGCAACTCTAAAGTTAATCGTATTTTTCTTTTGTTCTGACATAATTAATTTCTTATAATGTATGTGTTATCATCTAACTCATTGTACTGTTCGTAATTGTTTTGAGATTGCTTATGCTTCACTTTATAATCAGTTTGTGATGTTGCATAAATCTTGTCTCTATACCATAGTTTACCTTCGTGAGTAAACTCTATGTAATATGTTTCTCCTTCTTCTAAAAATGATAAGCTAACTTCAATATCTGAATAATAGCTTTGATTATAAAAACTTACTACAAAGGATAAATCATCAACACAAGATAAAGATTCTATTAATCCTCCGTCTGCTTCTACTCTTACACCATATTCTTGCGTAACAATAAATCCTGTAATAACCTCTTCTTGTCCATATCCATCTTTACGTACTTTTATCTCCACGTTACCGCTTGAAACAGTAAATCGTGGCATAAAGCTAATGGTTTGTACAGAGTTGTTCGGTAATAGTATAATCATATTAATATAACAACAAAATTTTGTTTTGTTTTAAATATATAAAAAAGCACCACAGATTATGTAGTGCTTTAATATATTATTAATTAAATAATCTTAAAGAATAGTAAACCCTGCGGCTGCGATATTCTGTTCTGCAGTATTACCTGCAACTGCTTCTGCTAAGAAATTAGCAGGAATCTTCTCCATACCTGTAAAGGTTAAAGTATATCCACTTGCATCTCCCATCGCTGCACCTGTTGCTATTGTACCTCCTGTAACATCTAAACCATATTCCAATCCTGCTACAAAAACATTACCGTTATTATCCTCTATAAGAATTGGAGGATGTCCATAAGACAATAATTTAATTGCTTTATGTTCCTCTTTACTTAATTTTGGTAATTGCAGTTCAAGAACTTGCTCAAAATAAGTAGTTCCGTTTTCTCTACTTGATGTTACTGTTTCTGTGTATGTAGAAGCACCTCTTACTGCATACTTAAATGCATCTGTATTTCCTACTGTAGCGATAACATCCTCATCAGGAGCAGCACTATACGTTAAAACACTAAGACCATCTACAAAATACACCGCTTTAATACCACCAACAGAATCTTTACAAGGCTCTGCTCTACCTGTTGTTATAAAATCACACATTTTTATTTGTTTTTAGTTATTAAAAAAGGGCAGGTGTAATTACCCACCCTCTTTATATTTATATTAATTTTCTAACTCTTAGTTAGCACCGTTTACGATTCCGTAAGTTACGATGTCCTCAACAATTCCGTACTGTACACCTGCTAAGAATCTCATAATTACTCTTACATTTTGAGAACCATCAATGTCAGCCATATCTAAAATTCTTACTTCGTTAAAGTCAGATTGTAAACCTGTACCAAACCATAAGTTGTCTTTTTCAGCAGCAATCATTTTATTGTCTGCTAATCCATTTGCCATAAAGATTTTTACACCATCAAAGTATTGGATGTTAATGTCTTGGTTATTACCTTGAGCCATAAATCCGTTAGCACCTTGTCCGTTAGCTTGGAAACCTCCTAAAGCACGTTTGTAAGCACGAAATACGTTTTGAGCAACATAGATATGTAAACCATCTTTACCGTATAATGCAGAAGGGATAGCATCAACTACTTTTCCTAATTCATCAACAACGTTAGCAGCAGTAATTGCAATACCTGTAACCTCATTTGCAGTAGGTAAATCAGCATCAGCCGCTAATAAAGTAGCAAATCCTGCATAGTTGTCTGCACCTGCAACACCTTGCCAAATTGAAGTTTCTGTTGAAGCAGATACTTTAGCCGCTACATACTGAACGATATAGTCCTGAATGTTTTTAGGCATATTCTTGAATGCACTATAGCCCATTGATAATCCATCAAAATCAGCAACCCAATCCTTTTTACAAAGTTCTAAGTTAACTTGTAATTCTTTAGGTTCGATGTAACGCTCCGTAGATGTTACAGTAGAAGTATCTGTAAAGTCACAAGAACCTCCTCTAATTAATGAATCTGTTTCTAATCTTCTAACTACTTCTTTTGAAGATATGTTAGGTCTTACAGTTAAACCTCCGTTTGCAAGAGTGTTTCCTGATAATAATGCTGCTGAGATAATTTCTTTTTTATACTCACCTGCATACGTAGTTGTAATACTTGTACTTGTAGCCATTTTCTATTTTTAATTTAGTTATTTAATTTCGCTTGTATTCTTTCTTGTGGAGACATTCTTGCATACTCTCCCATTGATATGTGAGCCTTCTTTTCTACCTCATTTTCAGGTGAATGAATAATCTCTTTTACTTCTTCTAAAACAACTTCCGTTTTCTCTACTTCAACTTCTTCTTGTTTAGCTAATTCCTGTGGAACTTCTTTTAATTCCTTCTTGTTTTCCTCAATCAAGGCTTGTATCATCAAAAACAATTCGTTTTTAACATCAGATAATTGTTGTTCGGTAACGTAAGCAGGTGCAACAGCTACCTCCTCCTTTACTTCCTCTTTAACTTCCTCTTTAACTTCGTCAGCTAAAACAACCTCTTCTTGTTCTAAAACAACTTCCTCTTTTGAGATACCAAGCAATTCTTTAATCTTGGTTAACGTGTCATTGTGTTTACTCATTTTTACTTGTTTTTATATTAATATAACTAATTGATATTTAAGTGTTTTAAATTAACACTTATTCTTTTGGTTTTTTCCCACCTATATCTCCGATTCCTTGCTTCCAATACTCAGATTCTTTACATCTTTTTTTATCGCATTTATCTATGGTATAGGTATTTAAACATTTACAATATTTTGCTCTTTTTGCCATTATGGTACATCATTAACTATGTTAGCAAGTGTCATATTATACAATTCCCAAATTAATGTTCCAAGACTTCCACTATCTTGTAAATATGGGTAAGTATCACCATCCCCCATTCTTGTCCAATGTTTAGGCTCAGTTGCTAAAGTTGAGAAATCAAATGGTACTCCACTATTATAAATATCAGATATGTTACTGCTTTGGTCGCTATCCCAAATAGCCAACTCATCAATCTTTTCACCATTTAACGTATTACCAC